GCGTCAAACGCAAACGCTGGTACAGGCGGTTCGTTGGCAACTGGTAACGGTATTACTGCACGTACAGACGGCACTCAGCGTGATTTCACTGAGACAATGCTGAAAGACGCAATGCAGCAGGCATTCGTTTCTGGCGGTCAGCCAAGCATCTTGATGGTAGGCCCACACAATAAGACAGTTGTGTCAGGCTTCGCAGGTATCGCGGCACAGCGTTACCAAGCGCCATCAGACGCGCCAACCACAATAATTGGCGCTGCTGACGTATACTTGTCCGACTTCGGAAGTTTGACTTGTGTAGCTAACAGATTTAGCCCAGAGCGGTCAGCTTATCTACTTGACCCAGAGTACGCATCTGTATGCTACCTACGTCCAATCCAGAACGTCGAACTTTCGAAAACTGGCGACGCCGAGAAGTCAATGGTTATCGCCGAATTCGGCTTGAAGGTGTCTTCAGAGGCTGCACACGCAGTTGTCGCGGACTTGAACGTATCATAAGACTGACGGGGCGGCTTCGGTCGCCCCTCTCACTTCTGGGAGATAGGCATGCCACAAAAGAGATTATTTGGACACGATCCGCTCACCGGCATCACACAATATTGGCACGTTACTGATAAGGGCGAGTACGTAATCGAGACGCAACAAAACGTCACGGCGGTCGCTGAAGCAAACAAGCGTCAGTACAACGATACCCCCGATAGATACCGCGACGTCAACAAGGTGGCGTCAATACCATTAAACGTGTATTATGACCTCAAGCGAAGAGGTATTGCGGACGATCCGAAGAAGTTTAAGCAGTGGCTCAACGATCGAGATAACAGAGTATTTAGGACAAGGGCGGGCACGCTGTGAGCATTACAACCTATTCCGAGCTGAAAACCGCGGTCGCAAATTGGCTAAACCGCGACGACTTGACCAGCGTAATTCCGGACTTTATCGCGCTAACCGAAGCCGACATGGATCGCAAAGTGCGTCACTGGCGTATGGAGGCGCGCAGCACAGCAAGTATTGACACGCGCTACACAGAGCTGCCTCAAGGTTTTATGGAGGCTGTGCGTTTTCACTTAGACGTTGATGAGCGTCCTATTGACTTAGTTACGCCGGTCTTTATGCAAACAAAACGTAAAGGCAATTCAGACACCGCTGGCCGCCCGCAGTGTTATGCTATCATCGCAGGCCAGATCGAGGTGTGGCCAACGCCAGACACTGCGTATACAGGCGAGTTATTTTACTACGCGCGCACAGCTCCACTTGATGACAGCAATACATCAAACTGGATACTCACTCACTTTCCAGACGCGTATTTATATGGTGCGCTTGTACACTCTGCGCCGTACCTTGTTGACGACGCGCGGACACAAGTGTGGGCGTCATTGTACCAAAATGCAATCGATGGTATAAATAGCAACAACGAAAAAGCCAAATTTGGTGGTTCAGGCTTGCGTATGCAAGTAAACACATTCTAGGAGACTAACATGGCAACCATTTCAGACTACGTTCTAGACGCTGCGCTGGACAAGCTGGACACCGAAGCGGATCGCATTGACATTACCTCACAAGAGGCAACGACATACGCGGAAGCGACAAGCACATACACGCTTGGTAACTCTACGTCACTGGCGTTTGGCGCACCACAGGATGGCGATACATCAGGGCGCAAGGTAACAGCGGCAGCGATTACGGATGGCTCTGTGACAGGATCAGGCACGGCAACGCACTATTCAATCGTTGACGTATCCGAGTCACGCTTACTTGCAACTGGTTCGCTTACAACATCGCAAAGCGTTGTATCAGGAAACACGTTTACGGTTGCAGCGTTTGATATTGAAATTCCTGACCCATCATAAGGTAAGATTATGACTTTATTTTTTGGCGATAGAATAAAACAAGCCACAGCAACAACTGGCACTGGGTCAATAACGCTTGGTAGCGCGGAAACAGGGTATCAAACCTTTTCCGCAGCGGGCATGGCTGATACAGAAGAAACACGCTACCTTATTGAAGATGGGGATGCGTGGGAGATAGGCAAAGGTACGCTGTCGTCTAGTGGCACTGTGCTATCAAGAACTTTAACTTCAAGTTCAACGGGTTCTCTGCTTAATTTAAGCGGTTCTGCACTGGTGATGTGTACGCCATCATCAGAAGATATTGTGATGTGGCAGGCTCAATGGCCAGAAGCATCTACAGCAGTCGCAATTGGTGAGGACGCTGGACGTGATGGTACTCCGACAGGAAGTACCTTTGTAGGTAAACGGGCGGGCTTAGCAGGCCCAAGTGGCAGTTTTAATACATTTTTGGGTTATTCGGCAGGCTCGAGCTTTACTGGGCCTTATAATTATAGTACATTAATCGGCGGATTTGCAAACAGTACTAGCACTGGTAATAATTTTCAAACCTGTGTAGGTTACGATTCTAAGTGTGGCAATGGCTCAGTAAGTGTGGGATATAATGCTGGCCGCACAGCTAATAATTATCACGTATCTATTGGTTACAGCGCCGCCAGTGCGACCAACTCTGGGAATAGCTCAAAAGTAAGTGTGGGCGCTCTCTCTGGTTCAAATACAGGCGACTATACTGTATCTATTGGGTATGGTGCGCACAGATATAGCAGTGGCAATAGAAGTGTTGCAATAGGTTATAACACTCTTGCTGCATATACTGGTTCTACTACCGATGGTAATAATGTTGTCATTGGTTATCAAGCGTTGCAATTCCCTTCTAATTGTTATGAAAATGTAGCAATTGGTCGTCAGGCGGGTTGGTATGGTAACTTTTCTGGAAGTAACACCTCTAACATTGGGGCGTTTTCTTATCCGTCAAGCGCTAGCGCATCAAATGAATTTACTCTAGGAAATAGCAGCACAACTTCTCTCAGATGTAATGACACATCTATTTCTACGCTATCAGATGAAAGAGATAAAACAGATATTCAAGATTTGAATTACGGGTTAGATTTTATTAATGATGTGCGCCCCGTAAAATTCACTTGGAATAGACGTGATGGCTCAATGGGAGCAAGACGCGATATAGGTTTTATTGCGCAAGAACTGTATGACGTAGAAATAGATCATTCCTCTACCTCAGATACGCGATTAGCAATGTGGTTAAATCCAGAAAAAATGGAAGCAAGGCCGCAGGCAATGTTCCCCATACTTGTTAAAGCGGTACAAGAATTGTCGCAGAAATGCGATGCATTAGAAGCTAGAATTGCTGAATTAGAAGGAGCTTAAAAATGGCTGTAAATGAAACAGAAAGAGATTACTTAAGGCTGATCCACATGGCTGACAGTATAAATTCTATTATCAATGGTAATAGAATGACGGGCAGTGAAGATGCTGAAAAAAAAGAAACTGTGCAAAATCACTTCCAATACTTGGAAATGGAAATACTAGACGACAAGTATGATGGAAAAGACCTAACAGCAATAAACGCAGCTATTACGGCTGGACGCGCATACGTTAGTGGCTAATTAAATGTTTGGCGCATCCCCCTTTGGAGTTTCAGCATTTGGTGATGATGCGGTTAGCGCACCACCGCCATTTGTGTTTACTGCTATAACTCTTGGTGCGCCAATCGTTGATACCGCCTCAGTTTTTGAGGACGAAACAATACCAGCGGCAGATATTACCGCTGGCGCACCTAACGTAGCCACAGCAACGGTAGACGCAACATCAAATTTTGCTGCAACTAAAATAACAGCGGGAACACCTAGCGTAGATAGCTTGCCGTTTAATCAAGAATATGCCCTAACCGTTGAAGAAATAACGGCTGGGGAATATTCTATACCCGCGCGCTTCCTCTGGGATTATCAAGAAATAGTCTCAGAAAATTGGACTGTCGTGCAGAGCGCGGCGTAAAGGAGAGTTAGATGGTTTTAACAGTAACCAAACCAACGGTAGGCGGTTCTGAGGATAGTTGGGGTACAACCATCAATACCGCGTTAGATGACATCGTTTTAGAGATAAACAGCAATGCTGACGGTACAAACACGGTCACGCCCAATTTGGGATCAGGTTGGGAAGTTGGCGGCGTAGCGGTTACGTCAACAGCGGCAGAGCTAAACATCCTTGATGGCGTGACATCTACAGCGGCAGAGTTAAACATCTTAGACGGTGATACGACTGCAACTTCCACAACAATTGTTGATGCTGACCGTATTGTTTTAAATGATGACGGCACAATGAAACAAATCGCCGTGACTGATCTTGCAACATACATCAATGCCTCTGCTGGCACTGGGTCAGTAACAAGCGTTGCGATGACCGTCCCAACTGGTTTGACTGTTAGCGGAACGCCAATCACAACATCAGGCACATTGGCGGTTTCCCTGCAATCTGGTTACAGCATCCCAACAACGTCAAGCCAATCCAACTGGAACACGGCGTATGGTTGGGGCGATCACTCATCTCAGGGCTATTTGACATCTGTGTCATCTTCGCAAGTTGCTACTGCAACTGCGGGCATATCTTTTGGAGCAGTTGGGTCATATGCTTTCCTATATTCGCAAAACAATATGGGTATCGTGGGAGGCTCCACTTATTCTGGATCGCTCTTTTATTATGCTGGTGTGCATGGATTTGGTCAAAGCACCACTCTCTATCACGATAATCTTGGCGGTGGTACACCTTCTGGGACTTGGAGATGTATGGGCCACCAAAACTTTACCACCCGAAACACTGGTGCAATATTTTTAAGGATTTCGTAAGATGGTAGATATTACAGAAGTAAGAAACGCCAAGTCAATGAACGCTGAAAATACGCAATTTGACTTAGAGATAAATCACCCAGACTATGGTTGGATACCTTACTCTCTGACACCGTGGGATGAGGACGCTACTATTGATAATAGCGTTTTGACTTCACTCATAGGAAGTGATTTCGTAGCGTATGTCGCACCAACTCAGGCAGAGCTAGATGCTGCGCTTGCGGCAAATGAGAGATTAGTTAGGGATAGAAAGTTAGTCTTAGAAGTAGACCCAATCGTCACCAACCCTCTACGCTGGGCAGACTTAACAACTGCAAAACAAAACGAATGGACGCAGTACCGCACTGATTTGCTCAACGTTCCACAGCAAGCAGGCTTTCCAAACACCATCAA